TCGAGTTTGTGCTTTGTGTTGGGAACGAAATGGAAAGAGGTACAAAAAGACAGAACTTCCTATGGACCACCCGAATGGAATGTGTACAATGGAGCCTGTAGTAGTTAATGATATGGTTGACCAGCTTTCTGATTGGTTTAATAGTCCTGATGGAACATATCCTGAAATTGATACATTTGCTAAGAATGTTGGGTATAAACCAGATTAACCAGAATGACCTCCAGATTAACTTTATGGTATAATATTAGTATTTATATTATAAATAATTAAAATCAATTCTGGACTAATCTGTGACCTTCTGGCAATATCAATAAATTGATTGGTTGGTAAGATAGACAAGGGTTTGGAAAAATAATTCAAAAAGTTTTCAAAAAGATATGTACAAGTTCTCAAAAATATGGTATAATAAATATAAGTGGTTGGGTAACCTTCAAAATTAAAAAGGAGGAAAATCAATGAGTAAAATCAATCGAGAGAAAATGTCTTTGATGGTTGAGTGCGAAGACTGTAAAACAAAATTTGAAATTACTTCAGAAGAAGCCGTTCATTCGGTTACTCATAAGAAAGAATTTCATGTAAACGGTCAATCAATATTTCTTACATATTATGATTGCCCAAGTTGTGGCAGACGTCACTTTGTTCAGATTGATAATCCTACATCTTTGGTAAAATTCAGAGAAGTTCAATCGATGTTTGTAAAGGCATCAGTCATGAAGAGGAATGGCAAAACGATTCCAGAAAAACAATTGGCTAAATTCAAGAAAGCTCGACAGAACCTGTCTGACTACAGGATAAATCTTATGAAGCAATACACCGGTAAGTCGATTCACAACGACGAAACGGATTCTGATTTTATATTGAGGTTTTCAGTATGAATCAGAAAACTCTTATTTGTGATGAATGTTTGAATGAGTTTTCATTGAAGGCCGTGGGAATACAATATGCTGAAGTTAAAGTAAATGACCAGCAGCTAACATTGATTTATTTTGCGTGTACAAAGTGTAATAAGATTTACCGTGTATCTTTACAAGATGCTCGTTATACCGAGTTAAAAGAGGACCTTGAGAGAATCAAAATGAGAATACGAAGAAATCGTGGCGGCAATAACGAAGAGTTGCTTAGACAGCTAAATTCAATGATGCAGAAGAAACAGGAACGTTTTGATGTGTACGTTGAAAAGTTGAATAAGAAGTTCAATGGGACATTTACCTTTGTGGTGTCTGAAAATAATAGCAAAGGAATCAAATATCTACCATGAGTATCATGGAATAAAGGAGGAAATTAAAAATGGCTGAAGAAAGCAAAAACAACCTCAATGATGAGGAACTTAAAGAGAATGAGGACGTTAAAGACCAGAACGATGACAAGGGTGACTCTGGAGAGTCCGGTGATGATAAAGGTAATAATGACAAAAGCAATGGAAATGATAAAGGCAACACCAAGAATAATGGTAAGACCTTTACTCAGGACCAGGTAACCAAGATGATGACCCGCGAAAAGAATCAGGGTCGTTCAGCTGCGCTTAAGGAGCTTGGTATTGACCCGAGCGATACTAAGATGGCTGCTATGATTAAGACTTTTATTGATAGTCAGAAAACTGATGACCAGAAAACTGCTGAGAAGAATGCAGCAGAACAGTCTAAGATTCAGGAAGCTGAACAGAGAGTTATGATGGCCGAAGCCAAAGCTGAATCAATGATTCTGGGTGTAAAAACTCAGTTCGTTGATGATGTGGTAACTCTTGCTATGGCTAAGATGACTGAAGATTCTGACCTGAAGACAATCATCGGAGAGTTTAAGACAAAATATCCTGCTTGGTTTGGTACATCTGATGAAGACGATGATGATAAATCCAACAAAAAGGATAAAAGTGGCAAGGCTGGTCAAAAGGGTACCGGTTCTTCCGTTAAGAATGCCGATAAGGAAAAGAAGAGTGAAGAAAAGGGACTTGGTGCAAGACTTGCTGCTCAAAGAAAATCCAATACTGCAAAAGCTAGTTATTGGGGAAACAAGAAATAAGAAATAAACATATTATTAAAGGAGGACAAAACAAATGCTAAATAATTCTGGTATTACTAAAACGACGCTAACTGCGCCGAGACAGATTCTTGCCAATGTCGACTTGCAAGCTTCTGTTGGATGTATTGTGCCCACTACTCTTGGTGTGGTGGTAGGCGCGAAGAAAATTGCAAAGGCTGGCACGCCAATTTTTGTAAATTTTGGTAATCTTCAAGCAGATATTACTGCCGCCGTTGGGCCTACTGCTGGTGTTTTCACGCTGCAAATCACCACTGCATTTGTAGCTGATGAGGTAATTACAATTGAAGGTGTTAATTACACTTGCAAAGCAGCAGAAGATGTGGAAGAGAATAAGTTTGCGGGCGCTAATGCTGCTGCACAGATAACATCTTTGCTAAAGATGGTAAAGACAGATAAATATGATGTAGCCGCTATTTCGGGTGCAAATGATAAGATTGGATTTACTCAGAAAGTTACCGATACAACTGATACTACCGGACCTGTTGTATCAAAAACGTCAACAACAGGTGTCATTGGTTCGGTGACAAAGGTAACTGACCCGTCGTCTGGAACTACTGGTAATGCAGTTCTTTTACATGACGTTGATGTTACTATTGGCAAAGCAAACGGTACAGCACTTTATATTGGTGTTGTGAATACAAATCGCCTTGAAGCTGATGTTAGAGCAATGATTGCCTACGGTGTAAATATCGTCGGTGGTGTTTCTTTTATTAAAGCTTAGGGCAACTATAATTATTAAAGGAGGAAATGAAACATGACTATTTTTGACCTTATGCAGAGTACTCAGCTTGTAGCGTATTGGGAAGTTCTTAATCAAGACGAAGCCCCATACCCTGGAGAAGAGTTATTCCCTGCTGATAAAAAGCGTGGTATTTCGCTTAAATGGATTAAGGGTTCTAGGGGCTTGCCCGTAGTACTCAAGACATCTGCTTATGATGTTCACGCTATTCCCAGACCTCGCGTTGGTTTTGATAAACTTACTGCAGAGATGCCTTATTTCAAGGAATCTACTTACATTGATGAGGAACTTCGTCAGGAGCTTAATTTGGTTCTCGAAACTGGAAATCAGGCTTATATCGATTCTGTAATGAATAAGGTATTTGATGATGAAACTCGTCTACTTCGTGGTGCTGCTGCATCTCGTGAACGTATGCGTATGATGGCATTGACAGCAGGTGTTGTTTCTATGGCAGCTAATGGACAAGCATTCACATTTGATTATGGTATTCCTGAAGACCATAAAGACACTGTCTCCATATCTTGGAGTAACCATGCTACTGCTGACCCGATTGAAGACATTAGAGTTGCTAAAGAAAAGATTCAGGAAGATACTGGTGCTGTTATTACTCGTGCAATGTGTGATTCGTCCACATGGCGTCATATCCGTAACAATGAGAAAATTAAGAAAGCTATTTTCGTTTTAACAAATGGTGCTGGTGCGGTGTCTGATGCCAAACTTCGTACTTATATTATGGATGAGCTTGAAATTGATGTTCTTGTTAACGATAAACGTTATAAGGACGAAAATGAGCAGACGCTTAAATTTATGCCAGCCAATACTTTTGTTATGTTCCCTGAGGGTGACCTTGGCAAGACTTGGTTCGGTACAACTCCTGCAGAGTCCGACCTTATGTCTGGTTCTGTTGCTAATGTGTCTGTAGCTGATACTGGTGTTGCTGTGACAACTGTTCAGAAAGCTGACCCGGTTCAGGTTGAGACTATCATTTCAATGATTTGTCTTCCTTCGTTTGAAGCCGCCGACCAGGTTTATATTCTAGACACGACTGCAGAGTAAGGAGGAGTAAACGATGGTTAAAATTACAGAAGGTATAAATGTATTTGAGGTAACTCGCGGTGCCTTTGACGGGATTTATTCCCGTTATGGGTACACAATTATAGATGAGAAGAAAGCAGAAACTGTAGTCAAAAAAGGGGAAAAACCTATTTCTCAAAAGACTGAGGATGAGCTGTTTGCTAAAGAAGTGATGGAAAAGCCTATTTCTCAGTGGAATAAAGAAGAGGTTAAGCGCTTTGCAGCTTTGAAGGAGCTTGACATTACTGGTACGAAGAATGCCAGTGAAGCTAAGACAATCATCAAAGCTTTCCTTGATGCAGATTCTCAAGAGTAAGAGGTGAGCCTATGACGGATATTGAAAGAATTAAGAAAGAGGTACGAGAAACTCAATCTCCATACTTTGAAGAAAATGAGTTTCAGTATTATCTGGATAAGAATGAAGGTGATGTGGATGCAACAATCTATGAGATGCTTATTGTCAAGTCCGAAGATTCGACAATATCCGTTAGTGGTTTATCCACTCAGGACACTTCGGCTTACTTTAAGCGACTTGCCTCTCGTTACAAGCCATTCAACTCCGGCACGTTGATAGGAGGTTGATGGCATGATTAACACGCAATTTGAGGCTTATAAAATTAAAAGAGAATTAAAAAGAAGCGGTATTGAATACGAGTTTAAGAGGGCTGGAAAGAATAAGTTTGGTGAACCCGGAGGAGAGCTTGAGACTGTTGGTGTAATTCGTGGTTTGTATCATGAGAGAAGCAGCAAGATTCAAGTGACCATGGGAGACACCACACAAGTTCGAACAAAGATGATTCCAATGATTCTTTGCTTGTATGAAGATGCCGCTTTTTTAGTTCTCGAAGTTGGTGACAGTGTCATGATTAACGAAAAGACTTTTAAGGTAGCTGGTGTTACTAACATTCAAGAGTGGAGTATCATCTCTGATGTATCGTTGGAGGTGGTTGATAATGGCATTCCGGCTTAACTATGCTCAGAGTAATTTGGGCAAGAATTTAGATAAGATGCCCGACAAGCTTGGTGCAGTTGTATTGATGTATTCAACAACCAAAGCAAGTGAAATACAAAGTAAAATGAAACTAAATCGACCTTGGACTGATAGGACCGGCATGGCAAAAGCGTTGCTGAATACTACAACTTCTCAACCTAATAGCAATACTGTAAGAATAACATTGTCACACGGTGTTGATTATGGTATTTGGCTGGAGTTGGCTCATGAAAAGAACTACGCCATAATTGCTCCAATGGTCAAAGAAGAGGGTCCGAGAGTTGTTGATGACCTGAAAAATCTGATGAGTAGGTTGAGACCGTGAGGTGATTGGTATGATTGATGCAGACTTTCAGTATGCTGATTCAAGATGGCAGGATATATTCTTGCATTTAGAAGAAGTAGGATTTGAAGTGTATTCGCCAGGCGTAAAAGTCGGTGATTGTACTTCTGAGTATATTGTTGTAAAGAATGACGGCTCTTCTAAGCACACGAGTTTTTCTACCGATGTTGACATGTATGCTGTTATGTGCTATGTACCAAAAGACAAGTACAGTCAACTTGAGCCGTTAGTTCAAAGAGTCAAGGAAAGAATGAAGGAGCTTGAGCCTATGATTTTTCCGTATGGAAGTCAAACTCTAGCTATTATGATGATAGCTTTAAGGCTCATATGATTAGTATAGAATATAAGAATTACAAGAAAATTTAAGGAGGTAAAGTGATATGTCAACTGTTAAAAAGTCTAAAGCTGAGATTGCTACAATCGATGTTTGCCTTGTGACCATTGAAACCACTGATGGTGAATTTGGCTTCGACACCGCAAATCAGATTGAAGTTGAACCTCAGATTGAAGAGGAAGATGCTGTTAAGCTTGTTGTAAAAGGCATCCTTCGTGCTCAAAAGCCGAAGACAAGCACGCTCACTGGCAATGAGATTAAGCTCACTGATAATGTGTTTAATCCTGAGCTTGTTTTGATTCTTCAAGGTGGTACTATTAAGTATGACCAGGTAGAACTGACCAAGATTATGGGTTATACACCGCCTGTTGCTGGTTCAAGCGATAAGGGTGAAGTGTTTAAGCTTCATGCTTATTCTGCTCAATATGATGCGTCTGGTCAGATTGTTCAGTATGAGAAAATCTCTTACCCGAACTGCCAGGGTATTCCAATAGCATTTGGTTCTGAAGATGGTGCATTCCGTGCTCCGGAATATACTATCAATTCTGCGCCTAAGTCAAATGAAGCTCCGTATGATATTGACTATATAGCTGAGCTTCCTGAACTGACTAATCCGGCGTAAATAAACGAAAGGAAAAGTGAGAAGAATGGAAAACATAAATAATGAAAACTATGGAGCCAATATGGCTCAGAATGGTCAGCAGGAAGTGATTCCTGTAAATTGTGACCAAGCAACGCAGATTACATCGTTGCAGACTTTACAGACTTATGCTCAAGGTACTGTTGTTCGTTTCCCAGACTTTGGTGAGGGTCAGCCTTTTGTAGCTCGTGTTCGTAGACCGAGCATGCTGGTTCTTGCTAAACAGGGTAAGATTCCGAACACTTTGCTTATTACCGCTGGAGAATTATTTTCAAAAGGTGGTGGAGCAATTGATGCTGACAATGAGAACATGCTTGGCGATATGTACAATATTATGGACATTATTGCTACAGCGGCTCTTATTCAGCCTTCTATGGAGGAAATTAAAACTGCAGGTTTGGAGTTGTCTGATGACCAAATGATGGCAATCTTCAATTATACTCAGACGGGGGTGAAAGCACTCAACTCCTTTCGTAAAGAGTAAAGCAATCTTGAATGTGCTGGGGTTGGCCAATGTGTACAAGGTTCGTCCCAGCACATTACTTGATGTTATTGACCCGTATACAGCTTATTGTTTTGACGAAGCATGTGCTTATATAACGGGTAAACTTGAGCAGGGCGAAGAGCCTCGATTCAAGAAGAAGTACAAGTCTTTCAAAGACATCTATGCACAGTATAAATAAAAGAGGAGGTGATAGCTGTGGCTGTTAACGTTGGTTCTGCTGTTGGTTACTTAGACCTTGATATATCTGGATTTTCGTCGGGTTTACGTTCTGCTCAAAGTGAAGCGAGTTCTGTATCCAAGAATATTGGTGATAAGATTAGTGGCATTGGTAATTCGATGTCTAAGATTGGTCGTTTTGCCACTGCTGGTATTACTGTACCAATAGTCTCAGCTGTTACTGCTAGTGTAAAGCAATTTGCTAAACTTGAGCAAAGTATTGGTGGTGTTGAGACTTTATTTAAGCGTTCAGCAGGCACCGTTATTGGGAACGCTGAAAGAGCTTATAAAACTGCAGGTGTTGATGCCAATAGTTACATGGAGCAGGTTACATCGTTCTCGGCTACATTGCTTCAAGGTCTCGGTGGAAACACAGCGAAAGCGGCAAAGTATGCAGATAAAGCAATTATTGATATGTCTGATAACGCAAATAAAATGGGTACAAACATAAGTATGATTCAAGAGGCATATCAAGGTTTTGCTAAAGACAACTATACCATGCTTGATAACCTTAAGCTTGGTTATGGTGGTACAGCAGGAGAAATGGCACGACTTGTAAATGAATCTGGTGTGTTGCATGGTAAAGTTAAAGTTACGGCTGAAACCGTAAAGGATATTCCATTTTCTACGTTGATTGAAGCCATTCATGTAACTCAAAATAATCTTGGGATTACAGGTACTACGGCTAAAGAAGCTGCCGAAACAGTTTCCGGTTCATTTCAGATGGCTAAGTCTTCTGTGCTTAACTTTCTACAACAGCTTGGAAATCCTGGCGCTGATATGGATAAGTTTGCAGATGAAATGATTAAGTCTATTGGTGTGTTTGTTCAGAACGTTAAGCGAGTATTGCTTACAATTTGGGACAATTTGCCAATATCGCCACTGCAGAAAAAGTTGCTTGTTGCAGCTGCAGCATTTGGTCCTATCTTATTGGTTGCCGGTAAAGTTACTGCTGCTGTTGGTGGTATAATTGAAACAGTTGGTAAGATTACATCGGTATTTGCTAAACTTGCTCCTGTCGCAGGGTCTGCTGGAACTGCAACTGCCGGAGTTGGTACAGCTGCTGCTGGTGCTGGAGCAAGCTTAGCTGCAGCTCTTGGTCCTATTTTAGTTATCATTGCAGCTATTGCTGTTTTGGTTGCAGCGTTTGCTAATCTGTGGAAGAATAATGAAGAGTTCAGAAATAAGATGATAGCAATATGGGACGGGCTTAAAGCTAAGTTTGAAGGATTCTGTCAGGGAATTGTTGATAGGTTGAATGCATTAGGTTTTGACTTTGAAAACATCACCGAAGTGCTTAAAGCAATTTGGGATGGGTTCTGTCAGTTCCTTGCCCCTATCTTTGAAGGTGCTTTTAGTATCATTAGTTCGGTTCTTGGAACGGTTATGGATGTGCTTACAGGATTACTTGATGTGTTCATCGGTATATTTACAGGAGACTGGAAAAAGTGTTGGACTGGTATAAAGGAAATCTTCAAAGGTATTTGGGACGGTATTGTTGGTATTTTATCAGCTGTTGGCAATATGCTATTTGGATTGTTCGAAGCGATTCTTGGTTGGTTTGGTACATCCTGGAATGAATGTTGGACTTCGATAAAAAACTTCTTTATAGGTACTTGGAATGCTATTACATCGTTCTTTACGAATACAATTAACTCAATCAAGACTGGAGTCTCAAACTTCATTACATCGATTATTACATTCTTTGCTCAGCTGCCTGTTAACATCAAGAATTTCATTACAGATGCTTGGAAAGCTGTAGTGGCTTGGGCAAAGAATATGGTAGCAAAAGCAAGGGAAATGGGTCAGAACTTCTTGAATACAGTGGTAATCTTCTTTACTCAATTGCCTGGAAAGATACTGAACTTCATCACAAGTGCTTTGAATAATATCAAGACTTGGGTAACGAATACAACTAATCAAGCAAGAAAGATGGGAACTCAGTTTATCAGTAATGTGGTGTCGTTTATGACTCGGTTGCCAGGAAAGATTAAGCGATACCTTGATAGTTCAATAAATAAACTGAAGACCTGGGTTACTCAGATGGGTCAGAAAGGTAAAAAAGCAGCTCTGTCACTCATTAACAATTTCATGTCGGCAGCAAGCGGAATCGCAAGCAAAGTTATGTCGATTGGTTCAGACATTGTTTCTGGTGTTTGGCGAGGTATTAAGAACGCAGCAGGTTGGTTTACTGACAAAGTAAAGGGATTCTTTTCTGGTATCGTTAAGGATGTGAAAAAAACTTTGGGTATTGGTTCACCGTCTAAGGTATTTGCAGAAGAGATTGGTCGTTGGCTTCCTCCTGGTGTTGCTCAAGGTTTTGAGTCAGCATTGCCAGCTTCAATGAAAGAGATTCAAAAAAGTCTTGACAAGGGAGTTGATTCTCTTGAGACTAATGATATTCCTGTTGAAGTGGCAGCATCTACATCGAACTTTGCCAATATGCTCAAAGTTGTATATGGTGAGCTTGCTACATGGTTTGAGTCTATTGAGACGAGAGTTGGTGATTCAGTAACCAGTATGATGGAGTCGCTTCGAATGCTTATTGATGCTGGCAATGTTGTGGTAAGCCCTGACGGTACTTTGGGATATGTTGGCTATAATGGTTTTACTGTTCCTACGAGTAATAGGTCCAGAAAGCAAGAGGACAACAATCAGCCTAAGAATTTTGACGGTGGTGACACATTTATATTCAATAGTCCAAAAGCTATTGATGAGATTGAAGCTACCAAACAAATGAAGAAAGCCAAGAGAGACTTGGCCGAAGGATTTTAAGAGAAAGGAGTGGTGAGCGTGGTTGAAGGAATTAAACTTCAAAATGTCCAGACAAGAGCAATTCTTACTTTGGATATGGTGTCTACGCCAGATTATATACTTAATTCAGTGGATTGGGGTGCAGTCGAAAGCACTCACCATTCATATAAGTATGTCAATCAGATTGGTGTGTGTGTAACAGGCACAAGCTTGGAAACAAGAAGTGTTGCGATTGTGGGTTGGGTAATAGCTGACAATGAGACAGGAATGACTCAAAGAAAAGCTGTGCTCAATAGGTTCTTTAATCCTCAGCAAACTGTTGATTTGCTTTATAAAAGCTACGTATTGAGATTCTTACCGAATATGTCAGTTAGATATTCAACAACCGTAGCTGATAACAATGAAGTGGTTTGTAAGTTTCAGGTTGAAGGATATTGCCCTGACCCATTGTTCAGCGAACAAGTCGAAAGTAAAGTTGCAGCAGCAAGCACAATTCCTATGTTTCATTTTCCTTTGATTATTTCAGAGAATCCGTCGCCTCCTGGTGGTGTGATTTTTGGATTGAGACAGCCAAGCTTGATTGTTGCAATCAATAATTCAGGTGCCGTTGGTGTTGGTATGAAAATTGTATTCAAAGCTAATGGTACTTTAAATGGTCCAAGCTTAATCAACGTTGACACGCAAAAATATTTCAAGGTAAACAAAGCAATGCAAGCCGGTGAGGAAGTTATGATTGATACAATCGTTGGTGAAAAGAAGATTCAAGGAACACTGAATGGCATAACGTCAAACTACTTTAAGCATCGTGACCTTGATAGTGAATGGCTTCAACTTAAGGTTGGCGATAATCTTTTCAGATATGATGCTGATGAGAATGTTGAAAATCTTGAGGTATATATCTACTTCAACAATAAATATTTGGAGGTGCAAGAATGCTATTAGATAAACAAATTCAGATACTGGTGTTTCAAATTGACAACTTTGATACATTTGATAATATTGGGGAGATTAACCAATTTGATAGCTTGATTTGGCCAGATAAATTTAACGGTTATGCAAGCTTTGAGTTGTGGGCTCCAATTACATCTGAAAATTCTGAGTATTTGAAGAAAGAAAACGTGCTTTGGTGTGGTGGTAATAACGCTGCAGTCATTGAGATAGTTAAGTCCTCCATTGACAATAAGGGGGTAAAGACTTATAATGTTAAAGGACGAACTCTTGAGATGTACTTAACCACTCGAATCATTTGGGGTACATATAATGCAATTGACAAGCAAACTTCTACAGCAATGTATGAGATTGTAAGTCAGAATTGTGTTAATCCTTCGAATGTGAATAGGAAAATCCCATTTCTTGAGTGCGCAGTTGATACAAACTTTGGAGGTAAAATCACAGTTCAGAGAACTGGCGAAGAAGTTTATGATGCTTTGGTAAATATTGCATCAAACTCAGACCTTGGTTTTAACATGTTATTCAGGCCAAAAGAACGAAAGATAATTTTTGAGGTTGTTCAAGGTGTGGATAGAACAGTTGACCAGCAAGCAAATGACCCTGTAGAGTTTAGTACAGACTTGGAAGATATTCTTTCAAGCTCATACTATACTAATGATCAAGACGAGAAGAATGTTGCTCTCATTCTTGGTGAAGGCGAAGGAACTGACCGCGCAAGACAAATCTCTAGTGATAATACTGGAGCAGGATTCTTGAGGCGTGAAGCTTATGTCGATGCTCGAGATTTACAGTCAACGAGTATTACCGAGAGTGGAGAAGCACAAACATTAACACCAGCTGAATATGCAGATGCATTGATTCATAGAGGCGATGAGAAGCTTTCTGAATGTCAAATTACGGAAACGTTTGAAGCACAGCTTCGAGTGTTTGGAGATGTTCAGTATGAATTTGGTGTTGATTATCAGAAAGGTGATAAAGTAACAGTAAGGGATAGGCAACTCAATGTTGTTGTTTCTGCCAGAATTACTGAAGTAGAAGAGGACTTCGATAACGAGTATGCGTTGGTATTGACATTTGGTTATTCTTACCCAACGATAATACAGAAAGTAAAGCAAACAAGAATATAAGGAGGTGAAGAATATTGGAACGTTGTGGATTTTTTGATGCGTATCTTAGTGGTGAAGATTATGATAGAGTTTATCTTGCTCAACACTTTGCTGCGTATTTTGCCAGCTTTATTGGCAATGGTGTTTATGCTGAGCATTCTAATCAGCTTGAGGTAATGGCCATGCCGACGCCCCAAATGCAGGTATCGGTGCAGACAGGGCAAGGCTGGATAAATGGTTATTGGTACGAAAATACTGATAGCTTATACCTGCCTATTGATGTCGCTGATGGTGTTTTGAATCGAATTGATTCTATTGTACTTCGTTTTGGAACAACTGAAAGAAATATGTGGATTGCTGTTAAGAAAGGAGTTGCAGCTATCAATCCGGTTGCACCTGAGGTTACAAGGAATGCAGACTATTATGAGCTTCAGCTTGCAACAGTTTCTGTTCCTGCAGGTGTAATTTCAATTACTCAAGCAAGAATTACAGACACTCGTCTTGACCAGAGTGTTTGTGGTTGGGTAACAGGAGTCATTCAGCAGATTGATACTACAACATTGTTCAATCAGTTTGAATCATACTTTGATGAGTTTAAGCAATTTTACGAGAATGACTATGCGAGTTGGACAGCTGAGCAAAAGCATGCGTACATTACATGGGTTACT